GCATACACCCACAAAGGATTTGCAACCGGCGGAAACACCTTTAACCACAAAGGGGTAATTGGTGCTGGCGACATAACACTAGAATGTCCAGCAAAACTTGTTGCCCCTATGGTATTAAATCTTACGTTACGGACTTCATCCCAAGCTTCGGGCATAATATCGAACTGAGCCGTATCCTGTATAAGCCCAGGCTTTTGAAATCCAGCTATCTTAACGCGTTGCATAGGATTTACGGTGCTGCGTATGCAGTAACTTTGATAATGTAAGCAATTGCATAATATGGTGGCAATACATTTACTGTATGATCATGCACAGCAATTTCTGCAATAGGGTGCGTATGAGCCTGACCACCACCTATGGGTTCTACAAGGTTATTTCCTCCGCCCGAGGGAGCGGTAGACAGGTAACCATAAGGTCCTGCGCCAACAGTTTGAGCAGTAAGACCTGCGGCACTACCGTTTCCAAAGCCTACGGTAGATGAATCAGAATCTCCAGCCGTTTTCACATATAACCGTGGACTTATGCTAGGCAGTTCGGCTACAGTTAATGCGTGGTCTCCGGTAGTCCCAGCTGCGACGCCACCACCAGTAGTGGTCGTTTTAGTAACCGCTCCACCACTTGTATTAGAAGCATAGGTGTTTCCAGCTCCTACAACAAAGCGGTCTCGCAGATCTGGTACGACACCAAAACCAGAAACTGTTTGCCCGTTGCATACAGCCCAGCCAGTCGGCGGCGATGCAATGTTCCCGCTCCACATAGCAATAAGCCCAACAGGCGTAAGATGATCTAGCGCAGCAGCTATTGTTGCCGTAAGGTTTGCGGGAATACCGTTTAAAATATCCTGCGTAGCAGTTACCTCTCCAGTAATGTTTGGAAAGGTATTCTTGATTGCCAACTTGATATTTCGCAGATGGTCATCGCCCTGCCGCCGCTTATCGCTTCCAGGCGGCCAGGCGGGCACCAGATCATCAATATAAGTTACACTTTCTAATGGCACTCTAGTTCTCCTCACCTGTCAGCAAGTAGTCCATGTTGACGTGTTTTCGAGCTTCCACATCCCGCCAAAAGATTTCGCGCGCCTGCCCTAGCTGCGCGGCAATCTTTTCTGGAATCTCCGAGCTTTGCATGTGTGTTCTAGCCACAATGTCAATCGTTTCAAGCGTGATGTAATTATAAGCCTCGACCAACCAAGGGTTACTTGCTTCAATGTTGTTGTCAAATACCTGCGGAGAGTGTTTAAAGCATAGAATCTTGTAGTCGTAATTCTGATCCGGGGTAGGCCCAAGATAGAACCTTGCACCTACAAGGGCATAACCTTGGGGAAAAGCGTTTACTTCACTCTCCGTAGCCTTTTCTAGGTCCTCTATGGTACACTTTCTTAGCTCGAACCAACCGCCATCAGAATTCTTAACCTTAAGAACATGCTCTTCAACCTCGCGGATAAAGCCAGTAGGCACAGATATGTAATTCTGTCCAATTACCACCTGGCCGGTTTCATAACTTTCTAAAAACCACGGAGGATTCGGTCCCTGTTCCAGCTGATAAATCTTTTGCATCAGCTCAAAAAGCACCGTAGCGCGAAAAGTTGGCGCCGTGCGTCCACCGAGCCTACCGGCAATATTGTTTAGTATTTCAGAGTTTGTAGCCATGATATCATATACCCAAAATTACTTGCTATCATCCACAACTTTCCTGACAAAATCCTGTAGCACAGCTAGTCGCTCGGCTTGTCTGTCACACTGAGCCACGAGGTCTTTAAGATCTTTTCCAACATCTCTAGACTGTTCAAGTTTGGGGGAATCATCAGGGCCGCCGGCGGGGACGGATACTGGCACTGCGCTTGAAACACTCGTGGGGCGACACAACCTGACAGAACCAATACGCTGCAAAGCGGCGGCAGAGCGTGCGTCCACCGCAGCCAATTTTGTCTGTAGTTCATTGCTCACCTCTACGTTTAACTTAGCTTCAAAGTCTTTGCGCCGCAATTTTTCTGTTTGCAGCGCAAGCTCAATTTTTTTGTTTTCCAGCTTAGTCTCTGCCACTTCTCCTTTGTAGTATAGCTTCGTAGCGCAGTGTGACAGACCACCAGTTACCGCTACAAGAGCTACTAGCCCCAAAACCTTTGGGTTTGCCAGGCTTGTAATTCCTGCGAAAAGCATTTACTTCTCCTCCGGCAAATTAGTTTGCCCCCGTTGACGGGCAAACCAATAAGCACTTTGTTGCGTGAGAATCGCAATCAGGCCGCCAAAAAGGGTGTCAGCAATTCGTACCAGCTCTGCTGGAATGTGTGCCCTGCCTAACGTCACAAGTCCTAGGGTAAGAAAGAAGCCTAGCGTGAACAACACTGTAAGCGAGAACTGCATCACAGCTACAAGCTTTTCACTCATGGATAGTGACTCTGAGGTAATTCAAAATGGGCAGCATCCAGCAGCGGGCGCTTTCCTGTAGCTTGACAGTTTTGCACATATTCCGTTACTAGATCTTCCAGCCTACGCGCAGTCGAATCTATCCGCACCCAACAAGCCCCCCAGCGCAGGGGGGTTTTATAAAATCTGGCAGCTTCTTGCATAGCCCGTGCAACACTGTAATATAGATCAAAGTCATACCTGACTTTATTTCCAATAAGTGCCACAACATCAATCGCATGGCCTGTAAGATGCCGCGAATTCATTGTCTTCGAGGCTCCCTTTGCAACATATATCCTTTGGGTTTCTACCGTGCGCACCCCTTCGATTACTGAAAAATCAATATCAGATAATGCAATTCCTTTTTCTGCAACCTGCACAAGATCCTTGTGAACCCCAGCCAGATTAGTTAAGGACCTCTTGCCAAATTTAAACATCTTCGCACCTCAACGTAGGCTCTTGTGTCTTTGTCAGGTTTCTATAATCCTGCGCTAACCGCTCTAGCGTAACCTCAAGAATATCTTTCTGTCTTTTATCTTCCGTTACACACCACAACTGTTTTTGAATACGCATTTCTCTTAGCAAAGCTATTTTAGTCGTAAGCGTGTAGGCCGCTTTCAACTCTACTACATCTGCTGTAAGCTGTTGCAGGTCTTCTGCACGCAACATTGGACTAGGCATCCCGACAACAACTAAAAAGTTGCAAACCCACAAAATGTGCCATGTCACAAGCAATCTCCAAATTAGTGTAACTACCTCGGCCTTTTGCTTGTCATTAAAACCTAGTGTCCACGAATCCCAAAGAACTTTTTTGTCCACTAGCGTCCCCCAAGAACCTCTAGATCTAAGTCGTAGCTAATCAGCTCCCACGGAGATTGGTCTTCAGACTCAAATCTTATCGCGAGATACCGTCCGCTAATGAGAAAATCAAGGAAGGAGTCTATTCCCACACGAAAGTCTCGTGGTCCTTCCCAACTTATTGGATCTTCTGTAGATTCTTGTGCGCCAATAGATATTTTAACAACAGTGCCTGGGGTACCTTTAATAAGTGGATATACATTACTAACCATCTTAATAATGTTAGGGCTAGCTTTCCATTGCCCTTGTCTGTCTCGACCAAAAATGGTCAGTGCGGTACGCCCTAGTTGCACTCGAATAGGACTCCCTCCAAAGTTAATTCCATTGTCTGCTTGATAAAACTCATTGCCTACGATCATTACAGGCCTAGCCTCGCTGTAGATAATATCTGCAGCGTCCCACGCCTTATCGTCTGTATCCCAAATCTCTGGATCAGGAACATAGCTAACCACGACCAAAAAGGCCCTGGTTACTACAAGCTCTCCAACACCAGTTACTGCAGCCATGAGTCGAAAAATAGGGGGAGTTTCCTCCCCCTAAAGCTTAGGCGTGGTCGTTGTGGAAAGCGCCGATGTAAGCCATCGTGCGCTCGTGGTGGAACTCAAAGCCACATTCCGACAGCCACTGGTCCTTCACGTAGTCCGCATCGTTTTCCTGGATATCCTTTTCCAGCTTCGTGTCTCGTCCGGTCAACGGCCGATAAATCAGCCCCGCCGGATTGACGACGAACATCGAAGCACTGTAGATCGGATGGACATTCATCAAGGGATGACTCTTAACGTAGAGCGTCCCCTGCGGAATCGTCCAACGCTGCAGCTTCATGCCATAGAACTCCACAACCTTATCGAAGTTGACCCTCGAGTTGGTGGAATTCTTGGCCAAAAGGTTCAGCGTGTTCAGCGCTCGATTGCCTGCAAACACCAGCCGTTCGTCCCCTGCCCCGCCTGCATCATAATCAAACACAGGATAGACAGATTCCAAAAACGTCTGTTCCGTCGGGTCTGCTGCAAACACAGTCCGGTTGCTCTGCAGCATATTGCGGAGCCCACCCGTATACCTCAGCGGCATGTTGGAGTTGCTCGCGTCCACAGTTTCGTATGGAATCCCCCACAGGAGGGCCTGCTCGATCTTTTCCGCGTGCTGGAAGCTCTTTCGCTTCTGCTCGTTCTTTTTTGGGTCTCCCGTGCGGAACTTCGTCCCCAGAGCTGTTTTCGAGATCTGATACGGCGTCTTGAAGATCTGGCAGTAGTTTCGCAGCTTCGTCGGGTTCGTCGAGCTCGACGCAATCGAACGATTGCCTTCCGACTGGGCATTACCAATCCTCGTCAGATTGATATTATCGTTGATCGCTCCAGCCGAGGTGTTTGCCACACCACGCTGCACCGTGAGTGCCGTGTCCGAGGCCACTGATACTACACGAACCAGTTCGTTCGAATAGGCCGCAACTTCCGTCGCAGCTTCTACCTGCAGCACATCGCCGGGAATCAACTGCAACGCGCCTTCGTCTACAACAAAGGACGTTGTTGCTCCAGAGCCAATCGCTCCGTTCAACTGCACCCGAGCAATGGTGTTAGTTTCCTCCCACCAAGAAAACTCGGGATCATCGACCTTTTCGGTCTTGGCCTTTGAGGTGAGCGCGAACAGCGGTGCGGTGCCGTTCGGGTTCATCCAAAGGATCATTTCGCGGAAGTTCTTCGGGCGCTCGTCTGCGCCGAAGGAACCTGACCCGCGGAGGCCAGCAAAGAAAATCATCGTGTTATCTCCAGAAGAATATTAAATCTCTCCCGAAAGCGTAGCTTCGGCCAACGCGGCAAAGATGTTTTCCTCGTCCCCTACTGCAGGCAGTTTCGGCGCGACGTGCCCTGCAGCACCAACCCCAGCTGGACGCGGGGGCGGGGAGCTCGGGACAACAGGAGCTGCCGTGGCAACAGCGGTGGGGTTAAGCCCCAACGTCAGCATAGCCAGCAACCCTGCTTTTTCTATCGTCGTAGCCAAATCTGCTTTTGGGTTAGCGGCCCTGAACGCCTTGATGGAGCTCATAACCGCTTCCTTATGACTCGGGTTTTTCAGTTCCGGCCAACGGGCAGCAAACTGTTCCTCTGCTGTGTCCGCAAGCTTTTGCTGTTTCATCACCTGTTCAAGCAGTGAGGGAAGACTTGACATCACCGCACTGAGCGTCGCGGCTTGCACTTCATAATGCAACTGCGCAGCCAGCTTTGGGAGTGCTTCTCCAGGATTGGTCCTGAAATCCTCAACTTCCTGGTCCGACATTTTGTAAAGCCCAGCGAGTTTCGGAAGATACTCTTCTCTGTGCTTTGCAAAGTCCAGCTGCTCTGGAACCGGAGGTTCTGGAGTCGCAGCTACTGCTGAAGTAGTCGCCGTTGCCGGAAGTTGACCGGGCGTTGGCTCTACTGGTGGGGATAATGGCGGCGTAGCCACAGGCGGAGCAGCGGGTGTCTCTGTCCGAGGTATGGCAGGAGCAGCCGCGGCCGAAGGCACTGGTGTGTCTACAGCCGCCACCTCCCCGGAAACAATAGCTGGGTCAGCATAGTCGTCGTGACTAGCCAATCCAGCAAAGTCAAAGTCTTCACCTGCAGCAGGCGCTGCAGGTGTAGACTCGGTAGAGGTTTCTGCTGTACTACCGCCGGCAGCGCCGTCAGTTAAAACAGCTTCAAACAACTTATGCTTCATTTTTCAACTCCTCTGCAAGTTCATCAACTTCAGTTTCTACATCCAAAATACGAGCTTCCACAAACCTCATTGCCATGTTTAATCCTGCAACCTCTCCTTTCATAAATTCCTGTCCTAAGATGGAATTAATATCCGACAGCGGTGTCATAAGAACATTTCCAGATCTAATGCGAACCTGTTCATCTAACACATCGATAAATCGTCGAAAGCCTCGCTCTTCCACGAGCTTTCGCAGGTCAGATAATTCCTCCTGAAGTTCCCGTAGCAGCTGTCCCGCGGGAACCTTTGTTTCCTCTTCCATTCGCCCCTCCAAGTGGAATCATGTTTGCCCCCGGCTGAGCGCCTGGTTGCATTACGTTGACATTGACTCGCTTAAACCTATCGATGTTTCTCTCTCCCTGCAATTTCATTGCATGAGCCACCATAGCGCCCACATCCCACTGCATAGCAAATTCAGGTATTCGAGACATCTGAACTAAGAGCTCTTTCCAAAAGTTTGCCTGCGCAAGACGATCAATGGGCATAGTTCCATCTACGGAAACAAAGTCATAGCTGCCAGCAATCCTATCTGGTGCGACATCTACGAACGACTGCGCATTTTCCAGCGTGTTGCCAGCAATCATATACTTGCGTTCGATGTCCAAGAATTGCTGTGTATTCGACAGCATCATCTGAGACAGCGGGTCTAGCGCCAGTGCTGAGTTGTACTCAATCGGAGTCTTGAGCCTGGAAGTAGACCAGCCTGTGGACGAACGAACCTCGGTGGCAGATTTCCTTCCGCCCTGCGCTTGCATACCCATCACAGTATCTACCACGCTAGACACCCGCTGGATCATAGATTCCACGTATTGCACGTCGTTCAGGTGCGTCCGCGTGATATCAACGTGCGTCAGCTGCGAAATCATCGAGCGCACGTCTGCTCCATAAGAGTTCGGCTTCAGCCTGATAACCCGCTGACCGGGTTTCGTCAAGTCTTTCATTACAACGCGCGAAGGGTCAACAATAACCTGATTGTTAAGAACCCGTCTTACGTTGTAGAAGTGGCTATTAATCAGCCAGGTCATAATATCCGTCAAGGGCCGGATAGTTTCCAGCATGCCGAACTTGGCGAACTCCTCACTACCAAAGTTACTCTCCATAACAGAGAAGGGAAACTTATTATGATATAGACCGAGTGGCGCTGCGCGGATAATCACTTCCTCTTCCGCGAGCGTAAAGCACCAAATCTCAGACCTTTTACTATCTCCTAGTCCCCATACCGAGGGGATGATCTTGATATAAGCTTCCGTTATTTTGAAGAACCCAGGACCAGGGGCACGCCCGCCCTCGCCTGGCTGCATGGGCAGTTCTACCCGCGGAGACCCTACATTGTCATAGCCTTCCCGACTCTGAGACAGGGTCACCAACTGCTTCAGGTTCTGGTAATACCCAGGCTGCGCGTGTTCCGTGCTAATGATGTCATGATACCCCTCACTCGTCGTGCGGCAGCAAAATTCACCCTCTTGAAAGCGCCAGATGGGCACCCGCGGGTCAGGATAAAAGTCGTATGGCCGGATGTTGAAAAGCTTATTTCCAACATAACCCTTGAGGATTTCTTCCTTCTTAACCCGCCGGGTTCCCCCGATAGGAACCCCCAAGATTACGTTCGGTTCATCTACATACTGGCAAATTACCTTTTCTTCTTCTTCCCAATAGGTTCCAACAACCCCAAGGGAGTATTTCGCCATGTCATAAAGCCAGTTGTACATAACCGGCAGATGTTGGCCTACCTTTAACTGGTAGTCCATTACAGCTTCTACAGCCTGCACAGAATCTTGCGATTCCCCGTGCCGGGCGCTGAATTGCCAAACGGGGGTCCGCGACAGAATCACACTACTGTAGTACGTATGCGCTGTCATAATCGTAGCGTAGATATAAGGAACCTCTAGGGTCACATAATCTACCTCCCCGTCATAGCGCTTCTTGTCTTTCCGCCGCTTGTCTACATCCTTTTCATGAATATAGGCCCGCATCGAGTCATCCGCATCATCCCACTGCGTATGGAAGTTCTTCATCTTTTCATTACTATACTTCTTCCTTTCACAGATGGCCTTCTTCAGCATCGTGTGCAAAGGGGAGTTGTATTTTACTTCTACAGATTTCACGGGCAGCCTTCTTCAAACACGAGGTCAGGGATTTCTTTTTCTTCCTCGTAAATTGTTACGTCTGTGAATTCCCCTTCAAGATCGCCGACAGCCAACCACGGGCACGCGAGAGTAATTGCCTGAGCCACGGCGTCACCCAGGTCCCAATCCACGTCCTCAGACCACTCAATGAAGCCTGTAGCAAAGTCTGTATGATTTTCATTTATCCAAAACTTCCCTTGTGAAGCAGAGCCAGAAAGAGCCTGTATGATGCGTTCAGATTTTGCGCGCCGATCCTGCACTTCCTCGATCTGGAAGAAGAATTTTTCTTCCTGCATCTTTTTCCGAAAGTACCAAGCAAGCATTCTCTGAAAGGCGATGGTTTCTACCCCAACCTTACGCGGCCGGTGTTGCC